GAAAAGGGGTGAAGAATGCCTGAAATAAATATTGAAGGTGTCATTGGGTGGGATATAACCGTTGTTGATGTCAGGGACGAATTAGCCGCCGCAAAAGGGCAAGATGTCACGGTTAATATTGCAAGTCCCGGCGGTTTGATTTCTGAAGGGCTTAAAATTTACAACGCCCTGAAGAATTACAAGGGAGCCGTAAACGTTCATTTAACAGGCATGGTTGCATCTATGGCAACATATATTGCCATGGTCGGTGAGCGGCGCACAGCGGAGCCGAACGCAATCTTCATGATTCACAATGGGCGCATGTGGGCGGGCGGTGATCATCGGATAATGTTCAAGGCCGGGCGGCATCTTGAGTCATTGACAAACATGATTGCAAAAGAATACGCCGCCAAAACTGATACTGCATTGCCTGATATCAGGGATGCCATGGATGATGAAACATTCTATTATGGTGATGAAATTGAAGAAGCCGGTTTTGTTCATGAAATGGTTGGCGAATCTGATCCTGAAGACCGGGCCGAAGCAATTGCAACGGCTGAACTTATGGTTGCCGACTGTGAGCAAAGAGTCAATACTCCTGAAATATTCAAAAAAGATATTCAGGCTTTAGGCACAATGTTTGCTGATGATTCCGGGCATAAAAAAACCGGGTCTGATAATAAGCAGAAAGAATCATATCAAGGAAGTCAAAAACCCAAATTGGAGGACAAAAAAATGAAACTTGAAGAATTAAAGAGAAACCATCCTGAAATTTACAATCAGATTCGGGAAGAAGCAAGGGCCGAAGGCGTTGAAGCCGGTGTTCAGCAGGAACGCGCCCGCGTTGTTTCTCTTACCGAAATGCGGGCCAAATTCACGAAGCCGCATTCACAGAAGGTCTTTGATTCTGCGATTGCTGGCGGCGAAGACATGGCAACCGTTCACATGAATCTGATGGCGGCTGACCAAGCGAACGCAGAACTTGAAAACGAAAACAACAACCAGCCTGAACCGCCCGAAGGCGGCGGTGATGATGACGTTCCTACGATGGAGAATGGAGTTATGACCCATCAGGACCATGTTGACGAACAGGCCAAAAAAATCAGTGCCATGATTTAAAATCTGGTCGATTTTTTATAAACAAAAATTTTTGAAAAGGAGCTAAGTCATGGCTACAATTCAGGCAAGAGAAGACATCAACAATGAACCTTTTGTTCTTGATGATTCAGCAGAGGTAAACGATAGCTTAACGCTTGCGGCGAATCAGGGCGCCTTGACCCGTGGCGCGGCGCTTGGCGAAGTGACATCTTCCGGCGAACTCGCTGTTGTGGATGGAACGGCAACCGATGGAAGCCAGATTCCAAAGTATTTGCTGGCTGATGAAAGTGTTCCCGCAAACACGGGTGCAACGCAGACTATTTCAGGGTATACCGCCGGGCTGTTTGATGAAGATCAGATTAGTTTTGCATCGACTGCAACAACCCTTACAACACAGGTTGTGCTTTCTACCGATGACAGCATTTCTTCATCCATGAAAGATATCCTTCGGACATACGGTATTAGAACAGCGCCGGTCATTTCCGAAGGCGGTCTTGAAAACGCATAATCAATAATCTATAAACGGAGGTCAAAAGTAAAAAATGACTATTGACGCAGTAAAAAACTATACACGGCTGATGGCTCCTGCTTATGAAGACATGGACCAGCTTGCAGTTTGGACCCTGTTTGCAACCATGTTCACAACAGGTGAAACAATCGTGACTGATGCACAGGTTATTGATATCGACATCAGGCGCGGAAACAAGAAGCTTGCGGCATATATTGCCCGTGGCGCTGACGCAATCAACATTGCAAACAAGCGTTCAACGCTTCAGAAATATTCGGACGTTTCAAGGGTGTTCCCGCTGATTGAAGAAGTTACGCCGATTACCAGCGACATGGTTGGCAAGCGGCTTCCCGGTGAATCTGTTTACAATGGCTTAACCCGCATGGAACGCCAGATTGCACTTTCCATGAAAGGCCACAAAGAAGACCTGAACCGGATCATTCGCAAGATTGAAGCATCAGCCGCAGAATCAATCAGAACCGGGGCGCAGACTGTCAAAGAAGGTGCATATGATTTCTATCGGAGATCAACCCACAACGCCAGCGCCGGAACAGTTTGGAGTGATGCCGCGAACGCAACACCTATATCTGACTTTCAGACATCCGGTGATCTGATTTTCAGGGATGGAAACCGAAGACCCACAGACATTATTTTCAGCGGTGAATCTTGGGATGAATTTTTGAACACAACCCAAATCAAAAACCTTGCCGACAACCGGCGAATCATTCATTTTCGTTCTGACATGAATGAAGACTTCCCGCCCGAATATGCCGCATGGTTTAACGCCGGGGCCGTTTATCAGGGTAAAGTCAAGGCTGGTGATTGGACGTTCAATATGTGGACCTATCCCGCCATTTATGACGCTGATGACGGAACACAGACTCAGTATTTGCCTGACGGTGAAGTGATCGTCCTTGCGAAACAGGCGCGTTTTGATCGGTACTTTGGACCGGCTGACCGGCTTGAAATGGCTGATGAGGCATTTTATATGCGGGCTTATGGTTTGGGCGATATGGATGCAGATCTTGCACAAGTCCAGAACGCCGGAATCTTCCGTTCTGACTTCTTCCATTTTGACGCATATGGCGGCAACAATAACAAGGCGCTGAACGTTAGGACGCAGTGTGCGCCAATTCTGCCAACCACAGAAACGGATGCCATTGTTAAGCTGACAACGTAAGGCGTTTAATTTAGAACGGAAGGAGATTCAACATGGTCATGAAATGGAATACAAAGGACGTTGTTTGTTATGTGGGCGGCGGCAAGAACCCTTTACACTTTGGCGATGAAGTAACAGATGCGATGCTGAAGGAAATGGGCGAAGAAACCGTAAAAGAACGGCTTAAAAATGGCTGGCTGGCTGATTCTGTTGATGAAGCTGAAGCCAAGCGCCTTGAACTGTTAGAAGAAATCAAGGCGCTTGGCTTGAAACCGCACTACAAGGCCGGGATTGAAAAGCTTGAAAAAATGAAGGCTGATCATGAAGCGCTTCAGGAGCTTAAAAAAATAGCTCTTAAACTTGGCATTGACCCTCCTGACAATGTGAAATATGCTGAACTTCAGGCAATGATTGATGCCGCCAAAGATAAGGAATAACAACTTTGAGCCTTATCACGCAAAGTGAAGAATTTCTTGCAAGGTCGCTTGAAGACACTGACGCTTTCGGCTGGTTGGTCCCAAAGATTGTGAATCCTTCAACCGGTCAGGAACAAACGGACCTTTCCGGGCAGGTCAGGCAAATATCAATGTTGATTGATTTTGACACAGGCACAGAAGTTCAGGAACAGCAATATTCTTTAACCCTGCGCCTTTCGTCAATCACAATCGGTGAACCTCAAAAAAATTGGCTTGTGGATATCACAGACACAGCCGGTCAAACGTATAATTGCTATGTTGTTGAGGCTATGCCGGATAGAACGCTTGGCCTGATTGTTTTAAAACTTGGTATAAAGGTAACAGTATAATATGCCGCTTCCAGTGATAACAGAAAATATGTATTTTGATACAATTCTGAAAGCAATTGAGGCCGTATTGAAGGCTGAAGCTGAAAACCAAGTAAATTTAGGCGGTACGGGCTGGCAAACTGTGCGCGAAAGATTTGATCCATGGAATGTTGCGGTTGACAGATTTAAACCCGGCGTTGCAAACGTGGTGTGGTCAGCATCAAGTTTTGATGACTCTGAAAGTACGCAATTCGATAATGTTTCATTGACTGAATTTGTCGTTGATTGCTATGCGTCATCTGAAGCGCAGGAAACCAGCAATATTATCACGCCGAAAGATCAGTTGTCAGCCGATGTATTACACACGCTGATAACAAAAGTTTTTTACACTTTAATGTCGAGAATAAACATTGACTTTGGCCTAACGCCGGGCGATCATGTTATGCCGTTTTGCACGAACATTGCAAAGTTCATACCGACTGAATCAAACATTCCGGTCAATGGTGTGAATGCGGCGCGGCTTTCATACCGTGTCAAGCATTTGGAAACGCCGCCTGAGAATGAAGGCGTTCCGCTTGAAATCATGAATGTCAAATCGAATCGTTCTGATGGTGTTCTTTATGTTGAACAGCAATTCAACGTGTCAGGTGAAGGCATTGATTATGATGGTGATTGGGGCAGTCAATACGGAACCGATTGGGGAGATAATTACAGTAAACCATGGCAATAATTAATTCAACATATGGGGGTGAATAAAATGGCTGTTATTTCAACGGCAGTGCCGCCCGGAACGGTTGCAACTGTTTTCGGAAATGAATTTAAATATCAGAATTTGCGCGAAGGCTTGGCGGGGTTGCCGAAAAGAATTGCCATCCTTGCCACATATGACCCGCTGAAAACAGGGGTTGTTGCAAACAAACCTGTTCAGGTCTTCACCGAGGTTGAAGCCGGTGAAAAATTCGGTTTCGGATTTCCGGCGCATCTTGCCGCCCGGCAGGTTTTAAGAAAATCCGGTATTGTTCCGGTTTTCGTTTTTCCGATTGCTGAAGGCACAGCAACACAGGCCACAGGGACATTGACGGTTGCAAACACTGCGACTTCATCAGGGACCATTAGTTTGTATGTTGGCGGTCAGCGTGTTCCGGTGACGGTTGCGAACGGATCAACGGCGGCTGAAATTGCAACGGCGATTGTTGCGGCAATTACGGCGGCAACAACAGACCTTCCTATCACGGCGGCTGTGAACGGCGGTGTTCCTGAACAGGTTGATATCACAGCGAAGTATTCAGGCGCAATCAGCGATGATATTACCATTGCAGTGAATTTGACAGAAGCCGAAAAAGACGCAACGCCCGGCGCTTCCACATATACCATTGTTGCGCTTTCTGGTGGTTCCGGCGTTCCTGCGATTACTGATGCACTGGATGAATTTGGACAGACTTGGTATACCCATGTTGTCAATACATTCGGGTCTGACTCAACCACGCTGGACGCTTTAAGCACAAAAAATGAAGATGATCAATGGGACGCGCTTGAACAACGGTTTTTTGTTTCATTTTGGGGTTCAGTCGATGACTTTTCAACCGTTACGGGTGTCACAGACGGAAGAAAACTTGACCGGACAAACAGCGTGATTCCTTCGCCGGGTGCATACTCATTGCCGCTTGAACTTGCCGCACTTGCAACCGGTGTTATAGCCGCCAGCGCACAGGATGACCCGGCAAAACCATACACAGGGCTTTTGCTTGATGGTTTAACGCCCGGAACGGATGCGGAACAATGGAATCATACCGTTGCTGATTCAGCGGAAAAGTTGGGCGCATCTTGGACGGTTCAGCGTGATGGAGAAATAACAATTAAAGATATCCTGACACATTATCACAAGACCGGCGAAGAACCGCCCGCCTTCAGGTATGTTGTTGACATTGCAAAACTGATGGAATGGGCATACAATGTCAAGCTGGTTTTTCAGGGTTCCAATTGGGAAGGCAAAATTTTAGTTGATGATGATGACCTGATTTCAAATCCGAACGCCAGAAAACCGCGTGATGCAGTTGCAGAGATTTATAAGCTTGCAGATGCCGCCAGCTTTGCCGCCATCCTGACAAGGCCGGAATTCACAAAGGACAATACAGCGGCAAGCATTGATGTTTCAAATCCAAACCGGATTAACATTGTCACGCTGGTTGTTCTTTCTGGTGCAACCCGTATTGTCAGTTTGACAACGAACTTCGGCTTCAACTTTGGAAGCATTACAGCATAATTAAATAAGAAAGGAGATTTCAAATGGGGCTTCATGGTGCGGCGCGGGATATGACTATCAATGGGCGCGTTTTTAAAGTTGCTCACGATGGACCCGGCTCAAAGGATATCGGTGGCAGAAACAATGAAATTCAGATGAACGGTGACGGAAGTTCAAGAACTATTCAGTCTGTTGTTCCGGGTTCTTTCACTGATGTTCAGGTTGAAATTGATGACACGCGGGGCGATCATGAATTTCTTCAAAATCTTTCGAACGAAGGGCTTCCGGTTCCTGTTGTAATGACATACGCTGACAATGTGAGTTATACTGGTGATTTAGTCTTGACCGGAGAAATTCGGCCTGATAAATCAACCGGTATTGCATCATTGTCTTTTATGGGTGGAACGTTAACCCAAATTTAATATAAACCTAAAGTCAGGAGAACAAAAATGAAGAAAGTCATGGGCAGAGAAGTTGCAGAAACAAACCTGAATGAAGTTCTTGAAACAATTGGTATTGACCCGCTGTTTTTTGGCGAAGGCGATGACAAAAGTACAAAGGAAAAACTGATTGAAGGGATTGCGTCAGGCCGGGTTCAATTCAACAACGAAAACTTTTCTTTCACGATTCGCCTTTTAAGGCCGATCATGGTTGGGGATAAGGAACATCAAACCATCAGGATTGATGAACCTGAAGGGGTTCACCTTCGGGAAATGGCAAGTATAAAGAACAAGAATGATGAAGTTGGAAAATGCATTGCTGTTCTTGGTTCTGTTACCGGTCTTGGCTTGCCTGTGATAAACAAAATGAAAAGCCGTGATTTAATGCTTTCCGTGGCGGTGATCGGGCTTTTTTTATAGCATTCCTTGAGATTGGCGGCATTGCGGCAATTTGGGCAATAGCCGCCCGGTTTCAAGGAATTGGAAACCCGCTACACTTCAAGTTGTCTGATATCCGATTTTGGATGGAAGGGCATAAAATAGCAGTCAAAGAAGAATCAGGGGAAAAATAATGGCGCTTTCGTTTTCCGTTTTCAATAAGTTCAGGGCAATTGATGATGTGTCACGGCCTATGCGGAAAATGGAACGGTCAGCGGCAAGATTCGGAAGAAGAACAACCAGAGAATTCAAACGGGCTGACAGAGCCGCATCAGGTTTTTCAAAAAGTGTAAAGGGTTTGGTCGGGCTTGCGGCGGCTGGTCTTTCCGTTCAAGTTATAGTTTCCGGCCTGACTGATGCTGTAACAGTCGGAGCGCAGTTTGAACAAACCATAGTCAGCGCCGCCGCCAAATTTGGTGACATGGCGCAACGTGGAACCAGAAACTTCAGGCGGCTTGAAGATGCCGCAAAACTGGCAGGGAAAACAACAGAGTTCACAGCCGCGCAAGCCGCTGAAGGTCTGAATTTCCTTGCCATGGCTGGCTTTAATGCTGAACAATCAATTTCAGCCCTTCCCGGCGTGATTGATTTGGCAACGGCGGCACAGGTCGAACTTTCCATGGCTTCAGATATGGCAACCGATACATTAGGTGCTTTCAATCTGATGTCAAAAGACACAATTCAACTTCAAAAAAATTTGGCGCGGGTCAATGATGTTCTTGCGAAAACAACGACTTCAGCAAATGTGAACATGGAACAGCTTTTCGAAACGTTCACTGAAGCTGGTCCGGTCGCTTCCGGTTTGGGTGCAAACATTGAAACCGTTGCGGCTATGGCTGGAACATTAGGGAATGCCGGTATAAAAGCGAGTCAGGCCGGAACCACATTGAAAAACGTTTTTGTCAGGCTGTCAGCGGCAACGCCTGAAGCAACGAAACAGCTTGACCGGCTAAGAATAAAACTGAAGAATTCACAAGGCAACTTCAGGGACATTTTTGACATTCTTCAGGATTTGAACAAAGGGCTTGAAGGGCTTGGCGATGTTGAACGGGCGGCGGTCCTGAATGATATTTTCGGTAAGATTCCGATTGCCGGTGTCAATGTTCTTCTAAAAACCGGTGCTGAAGGTCTGCGTGAATACAGAAAAGAACTTGAAAACGCAACCGGCGCAAGTCAAAAAATGGCTTCAATGATGCGGGATACAACGCAAACCAGATTCAAGACATTCCTATCAGCGATTGAAAGTATAAAAATAACCGGTTTTGAGGCGCTTCGGGAAGTGATTGATTCAACGTCAACAGACTTGACAGGCTTCGCCCGTGATCTTGAATCGTTCTTGCGTGAGAACAAACAGCCAATAGCTGAATTTGCTTCAGTCGTTGTGAAAATAACCGGCGCAGTTGGCAAACTTTTGTTCAAACTGGCACAATTTGACTTCATCCAAATGAAAAGAAGATTCGATTTTTTCAAGGCGATCTTCACAGGCATTTCAAACGCGATTGAATCAACCGTGAATTGGCTTGATCAGTTTATGAACCGGGTAAATTCTGGAATCCTGAATAATTTGGGAATGGGCGTTGAAGATCAGCGCCAGAGAGAAGCGGCAAGGGCTGTTGTTGTCAGTCCAAACGCAGGAGCTATTGAAAGAACAATGAGCGAAGTTGTAAACCGCTCAACGGTTGATGTCAATTTGAACAACTTGCCGCAGGGAACGGAAGTGAAAAAGAACAACTTGCCGCCCGGCTTCAAGCTTAGAATGGGATTTTCGGGGGCTGAATAATGGCATATTTTGACAGATTGCAGGATGCTTCATACATAGCGCCTTCGGGCGATCAGTTTTTTTTTACCTATGAAATAGCACAAAGAGAAGTCAGAAAAAGAATAGGCGCTTTTGAATTTTCTGAAGTTTCAGGGACACTTCATCAGGATAAAGGCGTTTCCGGTGAAATATACCCATTCAGAATTTTTTTCAACGGGCCGGACTATGATGTTGTTTCAGATGAATTTCTTGAAGCAACCAAACAACCCGGACCCGGCTTTTTGCTCCATCCAAGATGGGGGAGAAGGCGCGTTCAGATACTTTCCGTGTCACAATCTGAAAACTTGGTTGAACAGGGTGCACAGGCAACTTTTAATGTGACATTTCAGGAAACACTTGAAAGGGAATTCCCTGAAACAAGCGTTGCACCTAAACAGATAATAACCGCCCTTAAAACGCAGTTTAAAGAAGAAGCGGTGTTAACGTTTGTGGATACGGTTAAAACTGAAAATTTTGCTGATGAATTGGCGCTTGAACAGGATTTTATCACAAGTGCAAACCTGATTGATCAGGCGTTGTCTGTCATAGCTTCACAAGATCAAGATATATTTGCACAGTTCAATCAGAACATCTCGGAAATTATCAATAATGCTTCAAGCTATGTTGATGACCCGCTTCAGTATGCAAACAGGGTTGTTGATTCAGTCCTTGATGTTGCCGCAATACCGGGCAACCTTGCTTCAAAACTGCTTGGATATACGGCAATAATTGATAATATCAAGAACAAAATCTTGTCAACGCCTTCTATCCAGAACAGAAACAAAATCATCATTGATGAATTGCTTGGAACATCAACCATTGTTTCAGCTTCAGATTCAATCAATGACAGCATTTCAAACGCTTCATCAATAGCAAGGGATAATACAGGAAGGGCAACCGTTGTCTTGCCTGAAGACGGTTCTGGCTTTACGTCAAGGGATGAAATACTTTCAGCGGTTTTATATATTCAGAATAATTCAACTGACCTTGTGAACACCTATGATACTGCACAGGAATTGTTTGAAAATAATCTTCTATCAGAATCATATATTCAACCGGTTCAGTCCTATGTTCCGACTTGGCAAATCACTTCAACCGTGATCAGGTCCGGGCTTGAAGTTTCCTTTTCGCTTCCGGTAAAAAGAACAGAATCTATCACAAAGGATAGAACTATATTTGACCTATGCAATGAATTCTATAAAAGCGTGAACAATGATATCCTTGATTTTTTCATACTTACAAATATGCTGACAGGCCAAAATATTATAACAGTACCAAAGAATACACAGGTCATTTATTATGCCTGATTTTTCAACTAAAATTGAAGCGGATTCAAAAGATGAATTTGCAATTGTCATCAATGGTCAGCGGGTCAGGCAATTTTCAAACGAAAGCGTTCTTCTGACAATTGATAATGTCGGCGGTCAGTTCGCTTTTGACGTTCCATTCTATCCGAATACACAGGAATATCGTGGTTTATTCATGCCGTTTTCTTTTCAAGATGTTCAGATTTACATAGGCGGCAACATTGCCCTGAATGGAACGATTGAACTTGTATCGCCGCGTTTAAGCGAATCATCAAACATAGTGGGTGTTCAAGGCCGAAGTAAGACAGGGATTATTGTTGATTGCACATTTGAACAGGATGACTTCAACGGATTCCGGTTCATTGAAAACGGTCTTCAATTTAAAGAATCAACCCTTGAAACCATTGCAACGGCTGTTGTCAAAAAATTTGGAATAGAAACATCTTTTCCTGAT